CTCGTCATTTCTCTTTGGTGTTAAAGGTTTCATCGTAATACTCCTTTGGAGTCATTCCGTATATGTGATGAAACATACCTTCTTCGTAGGTTGTCTCAATCTCCTCCTTGTGCATTGCTTTGGCTTGGTTAAGGATTTCTATAAGGTCATTATCTTCTAACGGTTTGCCATAAATCATTAATAAGTCTTTCTCAATAAGTTGGTCAACTACCCATTCAATACTGCTCTGTTTCATTTTTCTTTGGTGTTAGACCACTCCGTTAAATCTAACGAGGTGGTGTTAATGTATTCTTTATAGTAGTCTCTTGCATTTTTTTCTATGTCTAACTCTGGTGGTCCATCAGCCCAAATAGCGCATCCAACATTTCCAGATGACACATAGTCCATAGCAAAGTTTGTAACAAACTCCTTCTCTTTCTCAAGCATTGATTCTGCAAACTCAATAGCATCATGTAAACCATAAGGGTCAAGTGATTCTTGTAAATCTTTAAGCTCTTTAATTAGCTCTTGCATTGGTGTTTTCATTTCTTTGTGGTGTTAAATAGTTCTTTTACTCTATATAGCCTTCCATTGCTATCAGCCCAAACGCTTCTGCAATTAATTTGGTTAATTAAATCTCCGTATATGTTATAACGATGAATCAATTTCCACTCAACCGCTTGCTCTGTGGTAATGACTTTGAATGTTCTATAAAACCACTTTTTCATTTCTCTTTTGTATTAAAGGTTTCATTGTACAAATATTCAGCATCTTCATTGTATTTATTAGGGTCAACAGGTATAAACTCTAACCCCATCATAATACAACTTTTCATCACCTTTTTTTCTCTTTTAATGTATGATTCTGCTAACTCAATGGCATCGTGTAAACCATAAGGGTCTTGAGTGTCTTGTAATTCCTTGAGTTGCTCAATCAACTCTTGTATTGGTGTTCTCATTTCTCTTTTGTTTTAAAGGTTTCGTTGTTTTTTTTGCAATGGCAATCAAACCTAACTGTGGATGGTGTATAAACTTATACGGATGTTCTTTAAGTTGGTGACTCTTGCCAATCATAATACTTTGTTTATTGTTCATTTCTCTTTGGTGTTAAAGGTTTCGTTGTAGTATTGTTCTGCAAAATTAGAGCTATCCTGCTCGCTCAAGCAATCGCTATTGTCGCCATGTACCCAAGCCTCTACAATCTGCTCTTTCTCTTTCTTAAGCAGTTGTTTTCTTTTGGCTCTAATGTGTTCCAGTAATGCCATTGCTACCCTATCGTCTGAATCAAACATTTTTGTTAAGTCTGCTTCAAAATTTAGTATTTCTTGTAGTGGTGTTATGATTTCTTTTTGTGTCATTTTACCCTTATTTTGTTACAATAAATCAGCATTTTTACCCTTATTTATGCGTTACGTGTGGTCTTTCTGCGTTTTCGTGAATTTCGAAGTTTTTTTTTCTGTACTTACGATAATCGTTTCTTAGAAGTTCAAAGAACATCCAAATGGCTGCAAGAAAAATTGCTACTGGAATGGCGATTAAAATCATTTCTTTTTTATTACTGCTGGGTTTAACTGACGATAAATTTCTTTTTGTACTTTTCGGTGGTGCATAAAGATTTCATTGTACAACTTTCTGAAATCATCCTTTTCTTTGGCGCAATTGACATTGGCGTTCAAAACATCTTTCTTCATATATATCTATTTTTAATCTAAGTTTATGTGATAAGTCTTCAAAGTGTCTTTTTTCTGCTCTAAGCTGTTGAGCTTCTCTAATGCTTTCTTGCATTTTATCTTTATATAGATTTCTTTGAATTACTAGATCGGTTATATATCCATATAACAACCAATCACAAAATTTAATCACGGTCTTCATTTTTTATAAGTATATTATTTACAACTTCAATTAAGCTTTGCTCTTCGCTGTGAATCCTAGCCATAATAACATCTCTCATGTAATCTAGGTTTTCTTCTAAGTAGGACTTGTCAAACCATTCTCCATACTCAAAATGAGTAAAATCCTCATCTCTTACGCAAAACTCACCACTAAAATGGCAGTCTACAAATTCTGAATCGTAATACTCGAAATAATATATCGAGTTCTGTTTGTGATGTACTTCAATCTCTATCATGTTGTAAATATACGCAAAAGTTGCAGCATTGCAACATATGTACGCAATAATTCACAAATCATGACAATAGTGTGACAGCATCATTTTCGCTAAAGCATATTCCAGACAAACCTCCGCACGCATCTACAAAGTCTACAAAATTCTGTTGTTTCTCAGATATACGCCCTCCGGGCTTCTTAACCTCTATGGCGGTAAATACCGCTACCTTTTTACCTACGTGGTGTTCAGTAATGGTTATGGTCTTCCAACCAATTAAATCAGAACTACCGGGAGCTAGCCCGTATTTAACCTTATTTGTTTTGTCAAAACCTACGTTATTACGGAATAAACGAACATCACCTCTAGATAGCTGTAATATTTTATTCTGTATTTCTTTTTCGGTCATGGCTCAAAAAAAGCCCCGCAGTCAATGGGGCTAAAAAAATTCTCGAAGGTTTAACGACTGTGTTGCAAATATAGGAATTATTTCTTTCTTGCATTATATCTGTGATACGCCCATCCAATTTTATAGCCTCTAGCCCTAGCTATCGCTTTCCAATCTTCTAAGCTTTTAGGCCCAGCTAACTCTCGTTTTGCTTCTATCTTTTTTATCTCTACTTCTTCCAAAGGTACTAACTCTCCGGCAACCATCTGCATCTTCTTAGGCTCAGGTTTATGCAACTCGCCACACTCCGGGCATCGCTCTGCTGTATTGTTGTACACCGCATAACAAGTCTTGCATTGCCTTAAGTTGTGTTTCTGTTGGGCTGCTTTAATCTTATCAGTAGTTAACTCCCATTCTCTGTCTTGGGTAGGAAATCCATGTTTAAATACATTACCAGCGTGATCAAGAACAATAGCGTGAGGTTTGCCATCCATAACTCGCAAAGCTCGTCCAACTTGCTGGAGGTATAACGATAGGCTCTTGGTTGGCCTCAACAATATAACCACCTCGCATGATGGAACGTCGAATCCCTCTGATATTATGTCTACAGATACAAGGATTTTCGTGGATTTATTTCTGAAGTCATCCAGTATCTTTTCTCGCTCGTCTTTTTTATGGCGTGATGTAATCATCTCAGCGCTATGCCCCAATAACTGAAACATATTACGAACCATAGTAGCGTGCTTTATAGAGCAGCAAAAAACGATTGCTTGCTTATCTTTTGCGTACTTTCTATAAGTAGCCACTGCATCACCAGTAATGGATGATTTAAGCATGGCAGTTTCTAGTTGTTTCTTATTGTAATCGCCTCCAGTTGTTTTGATTTTCTTCAAGTCAACCTCGCTTGCGTAGACTTTTGCGGTACACAGAAACCCCATACCTATCAGATCCTTAATGGTAGGGCCTTGTACTAGCTGGTCGAAGGCTAATCCAAGACCTTTTCCGTCTAATCGGCACGGGGTAGCTGTTACACCCAAAACAAACGCTTCACTAAAACGAGCAGTTATCTTCTCATATTGGCCGGCTACAGCGTGGTGAGCTTCATCAATTATAATAAACTCTGGGTTAATCTTGTCTAGCCTCTTAACAACGGATTGAACCGAACCAACTTGTATGTTACACGTGTAGTCCGGCTCAACGCCATTGATGATTATACCATGAGGCTTACCAAGCCTTTCGCTTATTTGCTCAATTAGCTCTTTCCTATGTGCTAATATAAGTACTTTTTTTGGTGAATTTTCTGCTATTTGTGTAAAAATTGCAGTTTTACCTCCACCGGTTGGAAGTACGAATAGTACACGTTTACTTTTCGAAAATGCTTGTCTTAAGGTAATAATCGATGAGCTTTGATACGGCCTTAATTGCATAGGGTGGTTTGTTTTTCCATCTGTGTAGTGTCGTTCTATCTATTCCCAAATCTGCTGCAAGCTGTTTTTCAGTAATTCCGCGATCTCTAACAACCGCGTTAATTATCTCTTTCATTGCTGCCAATTAACTCAATGGAGTTTACCATCATTTTTAATTTTGGTTTATCTTGAAAAACATCTGGTGAACACTGGCCCTCGACATAAACTTTTTTACCTTTAGTCATAAATTCAGCCACAGCCACACTTTGATCATGGCGCCTCCAATAAGCACACTCAACCCATTGTGTAAAGTCTTTTCTAACTTGTACAGCCACGTTAAAATTAATGACTTGTTTTTCTCCTACTTGGTTAATGGTAGCATCGCTACCTAGGTTTCCTATTAATAATGTTTTGTACATAGTGTTGCAATAATACTACAAATGTTTTATATTTGCAACATGGATTACCATAAAGATGTAGAAAGAATTAGCAAAAGTGGACTCGATTTAATTAACAAATCCCCTTTACATTATTACGATCGGTACTACAACCGACTTCAAGAAGAAAAGAAAACACCAGCCCTTTTAATGGGCAGTGCAATTCACACCAAAGTACTAGAACCTGATGAGTACGGCAAGATTTACGCTGTAGCTCCAGAGGTCGACAGAAGAACCAAGGCTGGTAAGGCTGATTGGGATGCGTTCGTGAATGATCACCCGGAACACGAGATATTAACTCAAGAACAAGACTTACTAATCGCCAACATACACGACGCAGTATACAAGCACGAGCAAGCTAGTGTATTATTGAAGCGCCTAATATCTGTAGAGCAAGTATTTACACACGAAGATAAGAAGTGTAAGCCTGATGGTATTACGATGCAAGATATCATGATTGACCTTAAAACAACCGAAGACGCATCACCTAGGGCGTTTGGTCGCTCGGCAATGAAGTATAGATACGATGTGCAAGCGGCTTGGTATATGGATATACTTAGAGAAAAGGGCCATACGATTGAGGGTTTTGTGTTTATTGCGGTAGAGAAGTCACCTCCATACGCTGTAGCGTGTTACGTTATAGAAGATGAAGACGTAGAGATTGGCCGTCAGAAATATCAAGAGAATTATAACACTTGGAAAGAATGTAAGGAATCTGGGAAATGGCCCGGATTTGGATTAACTAAATTGCAATTACCTAATTATGGAAAATAAAGAAGAAAAATTTGAATTAGCGCAGAGGCAAGCCAAGGCTTTGTCTATGTCCACGGTTATTCCTAAGGAATACCAAAACAACATCCCTAACACTATGGTCGCTCTAGAGATGGCTCAGAGAATTGGAGCATCGCCTTTAATGGTTATGCAAAATTTGCACATCATTCACGGAAAGCCGTCTTGGAGTTCTACATTTATTATTGCAGCCCTAAACAGCTGTGGTAGATTTAGTGCATTAAGATTTGATATGCAAAAAGACAAATGCAGAGCATTAGCCAACGAGATATCTACCGGGGAAGTCCTTGAAGGGCCTTGGATCACGCTAGAAATGGCAAAATCAGAGGGTTGGTCGACTAAACCGGGTAGTAAATGGAAAACTATGCCTGAGTTAATGATGAGGTATAGGGCAGCTGCCTTTTTTGGAAGGCTTTACGCTCCAGAAATAATGATGGGTATGTACTCAGAGTTTGAGCAGCAAGATATGCAACAAAATAAGGCTACTCAGATTCAAGAACTGATAAAGCCCATTGATGAAAGTCCTCAAGACGATTCATCCAGCCCCGACCAAAATCCTTAAACGATGGGATACCTTTAATCCAATCACATCTCCACTCGTAGAGGGCCTTGTATACGTTTACTGGGCCTTCTTTTTTTATAGCCTCATTCATAGCGTATATACTACGCTTACCAATCTTGCCATCTACGCCTAGCTCATAGCCATATTCAGAGTTTAGGAACTTTTGCATTTGGAAGCAAGCAGTAGTTCCTGACCCCCATGCGAAATCAGCACAGAACTCAGCAATGATTTGGTTGTTTATTCTTGATCCACCAACAACATCCCAATACCATTTATAAACTTGCACCCACTTTTCTTTAGGCATCTTGTAGAAATCGCGTACAGATTTGTCACTGCGACCGTGTATGCTAGCCCACGCTTGGAATGTCACGCCCACGTTAGTGTGGTATCCTTTAGGGTTGGGATATTCCGCTGTATCTGGAACTACGTGCCTTGAAGCACTATCTAACTTATGGCAGCTCAAGCCACCTTCCCATTTTTTTATGTAATCAAAGTTTACGTCTTTTAAATTAGCCATATTGTTCTGTTTTTTCAATAAGTTTTCGTAAATACCATTCTGCTTTTCGTAGGTCTTCAATTCCGTTTTTATTTTTGTATCGCCAATTATACTTGAAAATATTCCCACGTAAGTAACCAATAAATTCTTCATGTGACATTGCTGCTTCTATGGCGTCAATGCACTCTATATCTCCTTGGTAATGTTCCGGCTTGTTCACGTTGTCATCCATAAAAGTCTAAATTGTTCGAAGGGCAAATCTATGTAATAATTTTCACCATTACCAAATATTACCTCTGTACAATCAAAACTAGCATAGGCTGCTACTACTTTGGTTAAGTCTAAAACACCCTCTCTAAGTACTTCTATTTCATCAAAATCAGCCTTTAATCCTATCATTTCGTATATTGGATCAACGTGCTTTTCTAGAAATATATAATTAACGTCTATCTTCATATTATTTTATATGTAAAAGCATTTACTTTTAATTCTTCTTTACCGTCTTTTCTGATTCTCTCAGGATGTAGCTCTAACCATCTGCCGCCTAAAGGCTTTGGACTTGCTCCACGTTCAACGTGCCATCCACCTCTACCTTTGTTGTATTCCTCTTTGTAAGTTGCAGTACGAACCATCAAAATATCTTTAAGCTTGACTTTGTTGCTTTGTGTTAGCCTTTCGACGGTGTAGGTCAACTCATGGTCTTCGTGAACGTGACCCATCCATATTAAATTAGCGCCTTCAACCATTGTAGACATTCTGTTGAATTGAATCGTTCCCTTGGTCACTGGCCCACCACCACCTGAGCCGTGAAAATACTTGATATTAAAATTGACTTTGCCGCTACTATTCTCACGATAGAAGTTATAAACTATCCAACCTCCATATCCACCAACCTCAACATTAGTGTCATTGGTTGAGTTCAGTCCATATACAAAACGTTCAATAACGTCTGTTTCTTGTCTTTTTAAAATGTTCGTTTCGTGATTGCCATACCCTACAACCTTGATAAGATGAGCGTATGGTGAAAACCATTTAACCGCATCATTCACGACTGCATCTAAGTAGTTAGATTTGTTATGTTCTGGTAGGATATCTGACTTGTTTTTACGAGGATCATAGGCTCCTTGCATGAGGCAAAATGTATCCCCGTTAAGCAGTATATCTGCGCCTATTTCTTTGGCTTGGTCAAGGTGACGCTTAAGTAACTCACGGTCACACTTTGGGTTATCCCAGTGGATGTCTGAGATGAGTAATACTTTTTTGGGAGCAAATTCATTCCGTAGTACGTGTACATTTGTCTTCATAACTTTATTTTTAACAACAAAAGGGTAATTATACCAAGACAAACATAGACCCAAATGGGTGTTTTGTACTTAGTTATGACCTTTGGGGGTAGTTGTTTTGTGATTGTAATATACGAAGTATCTGGCTTTTGAGTTATAGTAGTAGTAAAAACATCATGTTTTCTTATTACTTCAACCCTAACAGAGCCGGTATCTATACGAATAGTGTCTAAATAACTAAGCGTATCTATTTGTTTGTGGATAAATGTATCACGAATAGTGAAGGTGTCGATTACAATAGAGGTATTGCAGTAAGCACTGTCTTTTTTGCAAGCTTGCTTATGATGCCAGTTTGCAGAACATGATGCAAATAATACAACTATTGCAACCCATCTCATTTCTTTTTAACAAATTGTTTATAGTGAAATATACTTGCCCATGTAAACAAACAAGCATATCCAACATTCATTAAAATTTCCGTATTTGGTGGGTAACTCATATACAATACATTCCACAAACCCATTACTGCGGGTAAAGCCAATCCGACTCTAAGTAATATCTTTTCTGCCAATGGCAATTTATCAATTCTTGACACTTGTCTACCAAAGACAAAAATGTAGAATAACGTTGCGTTGACGCAAACCAATAAATTGGCTACCTCATTTATTATTTGTAGTAGTTCCATCTTGTATTTTTTCTTTAAAGAAACGTTTGCTAATTGCCTCAACTCCTTTTAATCCAATGAAGCCAAGTATAAAAGCAATTCCGTTTTCGTATTTAGTGTTTTCAATCTTGGTTAATTCCATGATAACGGGTGTTAAATAGTTAGCCGAAGCCGTACCCGTAATGATGGCGAACAAAGATTGCTTGATGTTCTTAGCCCCTTCTTTTCCAAGAAACAAAAGTGAGCCTAACAACCCCGCAACAGATTGCATGATGTTAATTCCTATTTCGTCTAAAAAGGTTTTCATGGTTTTATTTTATTTATTTTATATCTATTTTTTACTCTATTTGCTATCATGTTCGATATGGTTGATGGTGATAACCCTAATTTCTTTGAACATTCTGATATTGACTCAAATGTAATATCTAGTTCCCCACAATAAACTTTTTTCTTGTTTGATTCCCATGTTTTATGCATAGATTCTATAGGATTCTTCTTGCCTTTATTTAAGTGGCTTATAGTGGCTTTTGTTTCTTTTGTATGCGATTTGCCATAAAAAGGATTGAGGTGTCCTTTTCTTTTTTTTGACATCTTATCCCTAGTTTGCTTAGAGGCTTTTTTGCCGGTTAAAGATTTAGATATTTTTTCTTTTTGCTCTTCAGATAATTGTTTGCCTTTGTTCTTTAAAGATACCTTTTTGTTGTGTTGTGGGCTATTCCTACTTCCGCTACGCGTATCCCCTCCAATGGAAGTGTTTTTTAGATTATAATAATTAACATTATTGGCTGCATCTACATTAGATAATAGCCATTCTTCCATTTGTCTAAAATTTCTTCCTATATAAATTATTGATCTTTTAAATGAATTAGGCCGTTTCTTATATGCTCTTTGAAAATACAACCCACTACCAACATACCCATCATCAGGCGTACCAAGATGACTACCGATATAATACATATCTGTATCTAAATCATGCCATCTATACACAAACCCTATCAATGTGGAAGGTCTTCTTCAGTTGGTTCGGGGAAGTACTCAGGGTGCAACTCTTTACATTTCTCAGTCCATTCAGCGATAGCCCTTGATGAACCAAAAACGTGTATTCCGACGGGCTTACACCACACCATTTTGCTATCCCAAGAACTTAAAGCATCGCCACTCCACAATACATCAACGTGGTATTTAGTTGATAGAATAGGTGCAGTTGTTTCGTTGCCTTCCTCGTCGTATTCGCCTTCGGTTAGGACTATATTACCCAATCTTACTATGCTATGAGGATGGCTTGGGTTACCTTCCTCGTCAACTCCTAAATTGTCGATGTAGGTGTTGGCTTCTGTTTCTGATTTAAATTCGTATTTTCTGAACATATTTATATTGTTGTTAATTCGATACACTCGGCATCGGTTAGGGCGGTTGGGAAGTATAATAATTGTTTCACCTTTCCAAATAAATTTTCACTACCCGTAGCATTTGTAAAACTTAAATCATTTAATCCTAAAATACTATCAGTGCCAGTACCGCTATCAACTAAAACTCCATTTACAAACATTTTATAATTAAAGGAATTGTCAAAACTAATGGCAATTTTGATGTTGTCTTTAGTATCCGATACAATATGCGTTAGGTCTACTGATGCTGAATTATTGCCCTCAATTCTTGCGAAAACTTGATTTGAAATTGCTCTATATCCAAAAAGAACTCTGTTATCATTAGTACCATCACTTAATGTAATGAACCTATTTGTTAAATCATTAAATAATGAACTGCCTTCATAAAACAAAACACCTTGAGTGGAATTAAAAACAGAACTATCTCCAGCACCACTACAAGAATCTTGCGACCTCGTTACACTTGCCCCATAGGTAGGTA